AAATTGCCATGGGGACGGTCTCGGCCACCGAAGGCTTTAACAACATGAGTAAGAACATTCAGCGGGCTCTGACCGAGATCATGATCAAGACCCTGGTGGTGATCCCAATCATGCAGCAATTCAATAACCTGCTCAAGGGTGGGTTCGGGGGCTTTTTAGACTTCTTGGGGGAAGGCCCGGCCACAGGTAGCCCGGCCGGTCTCCCGGTACAAGCCCCCCATAGCGGTGGCGTTATTGGTACCACCCCGTTACCCACCCGCAACATCCACCCGGCCTACTTTGATTTCGCGCCCAGGTTACATTCTGGCTTACGTGCCGACGAGATGCCGGCTATTCTACAGCGCGGTGAGACGGTCATCCCGCGTGGGCGCTCGGTCGGCATGGGTGAAGGTTCTAAGGTCAATGTTGTAGTAAATAACCACGGCTCGGATCAGGCCACTACCAAGCGTAGCCGGGGTGCGGATGGTTCGGAGATGATCGAGGTCATCATTGGTGAGGTGGGGAACCGCCTGGCCCGGGGTGAGTACGACCCACAAATGATGCGCTACGGGTCCAAGCCGTCCGTCTTAAGGCGCTAGCCGATGCCCGCCGCCTGGCCCGCGACTGTGACCCAGCTGGTGGACTCCTCCGGCTACCGGGAGACCGTCGAGCGCAATGTGGTGGAGTTCGCCCCAGAGGTCGGCCCTCCCATGGCTCGGCGGCGTTCTTCCGTGTCTTCTGACCTGATATCCTTCAGTACCACCCCCGTTACCGACGATGAGTACGATGCCCTGGTGGGCTTCTACCGTGACACGCTGAAGGACGGGGCGTTGACCTTCCTCCGTACCCACCCCCGCAACATGGATGGCCCGATGACTGAGTTCCGCTTTGTCGAGCCCCCGCAGTGGTCCCCCATTGACGCCACCTACGGACGTATCGCCTTGTCCCTGCGTCGTATGCCCTAGGAACTACCATGTCCCTGAATGGTCGCTTGGATGCCCGCATCTTTGCCCTGCTGACCGGGGCCGCCGATCATGCCGTGCCGCAGGCCGCCATTGACCTGGATTGTGGGCTGGACTTTACCCATGGGGTTGGCACTGATCAGGCGAACCTGGTGTTCTCTGACCAACGTACGCTCGGGGCGTCCGCTAGCGAGAACCTGGACATTCGGGGGGTACTGTCTGACCTGTTGGGCACGGTGCTCAATATGGTCAAGGTCAAGGCGGTTTTGATCAAGGCCTCCTCCAGCAACGTTAATAACGTGGTGGTAGGCAACGACGCCAATTCGATCCAGTTGGGCTTCTCGGCCATTACCGCGACCTGGAGTATACCGCCCGGCGGTTGGTTCATGGTGGCGGCGCCAGCGGCTGGTTGGTCGGTCACGGCTGGTACCGGCGACATTATCAAGATCGCCAATAGTGCGGGTTCCACCTCGGTGATCTACGATATTGTAGTGCTAGGGACCAATGCCTGATGCGTACCTTCTCCGTTGGGTTCCGTAACGAACTGGAAGCCTCGTCCTCCGGTGAGGTGTTCCCGATCTTTCTGACTATTACCCATCCGAACCTAGACCTACCGCTACGGTTGGTCAGTGATGTGGTGGATTACGTCTGGCAAGGTAACACCTTCACTGGGTTCCCGTTCGAGATCACGTTGATCAGTGACGAAGACCGGCCTCCGTCCGCTAGGTTACGGGTTCAGAACGTTAACCAGCGTATTGGGTCGGCGGTGTTGGTACTACAAAGCTCTCCCCGTATTCAGCTTGACGTGCTGGCGGCGTCCGACTTTACTGAGCCCGTCAACCGGGTGCGCACTGAGATTGGCACCCCGGTGGTGGAATATTCCGCACCCAGGCTGCGGCTGCGACAGGTGCGCTGCGATGCCATGATGGTGGAAGGTGAGCTGTGGTCCTGGGACCTCTCACAGGAGCCTTGGCCGGCCATCCGTACTACTAAGGACAAGACCCCAGCCCTGTACCGATAGAGCTCTCAAAATGCGTAATATTGGCATACCACCGCGCCCTTCTGTTCGGCCCCGTCCATCGAAGCCCCGACCTATCCTCAAGATGGGAGGCGTAGCGTTTGGACTTATGGTCATTGTGTGGCTCATATCTGTTTGGTGGGGCTAATGGCTAAGTGGACCATGAAGCGTCGTATTGCCGGTAGTTCTGACCCTTTCGTGGCGACTGGGGAATGTTACAATGACGACCCCAAGCACGGCGTAGAAGCCCTGTCCCTTTATGACTATATTGCCCTACGTGAGATCGAGGACGGTTGGGAGTACGAAGCGGAGCTAGCCTAAATGACTGCTGCCTGGGCCACCCGCTACGTTGGCATCCCCTTTAGCGAGGATGGCCTGGATTTCTCCGCGTGCAGCTGTTGGGGCTTGGTACGGCTCGTGCTACAGCAGGAATGCGGGTTGGAGCTCCCTACCTATGGTGAGCTGTCAGCGGAGGACCTATTGGCGGCCTCCCGTCAGATTGGCCAGGCCGCTGAATTACCCCCTTGGATGTCCGTCGTTGGGCGGTTACAGCCCTTCGATGTGGTAGTGATGCACGCCCGCTGGAGGGAAGGCGGCCGGGTGCCCGGTCATGTCGGTATCCTGTCCTCACCCAACCATATCCTTCATGTCGAACGGATGACAGCGGCGGTTAACGTGCCGCTCAACCATCCCACCGTGCGTCATCGCGTCATCACCATCGCGCGGCATCAAGCCCTGGCTTCTCATGAACTGCAATCAGCCTAGCATCGCCCTGGCCTGGCGAGAAACACCCTTCACCGGCGCGCTCCACCGTGAGCTTGTGGTGAGGGAAGGTGGGCGTTGGCCTACTATTGGTGAGATCGTTGTGGCTACGAAGGACCTACCCGCGCGCTTCCAGATAGCCGGTGAGGTGCGCATTAACGGCGAGCTGATACCTCGGGCCTGCTGGCATCTGGTCCGCCCCAAGTTGTCTGCACAGGTGCCGGTCGGCATTACTCTACACTTTCCGCTGTACGGCGGCGACGGTGGGGGCGGTAATAGTACCAAGCAGACCCTCGCCCTGGTCGCCACCATCGTGGTGTTCCTGGCGGCGGCGGCGGTCTCCGGTGGGGCACTAGGCTTCTTGGGGCCTGCGTTTCTCGCGGGTCAGATTGGGGCCACTGTTGCGGCTGCAACTATATCCGTAGCGGGGTCGTTGGCCATCGCGGCCCTGACCCCGGCCCCGACGCTGGAGACACCGGCGGCTGCTTCAAATACGGGTATAACAGATTACTCCGGCAAGCCGGTCTCGCTTTCCGGCAACGTCCTGGCCCCGGGCGCAGCTGTACCTAGGGTCATCGGTACTCATCGGATCCACCCACCGCTGATCTGCGAGCCCCTGATCGAGATCGTCGGGGAGAAGGAATACGGCGAGACGGTCTACGCCTTGGCCGGTCCTCACGCGATCACCGATGTACGGGTGGGTAACGTGCCGGTAGACGAGATCGAGGAGGTGGTGATCGAGGTTCAGGAGGGTACCCAAGATTCCCTCATTCCGTCATTGGTCTCCAGGCAGGGCAAGACCCAGGGGGTCAATATCGAACTGTCTCGTCATATTATGGCAGAAGGCGCTGATCAGGCCTTGCTGCATCCAGCTAGTCCAACTGACGACCTTCCTCAATGGCACCGTATTGTAACCCGCAACGCGCCTGATGAGGTTTGGTTGACTTTAACTTGGCCGGAAGGCCTGTTTAATGAACTAACGCCTACTAATACTTGGCAACAACCTCTTCGTGTTCGTTTACGGGCGCGGGGGGATGTAAGTTGGATTGATCTCCCAGAAGTCCATTTTTCGTTTAATCAACCCCAACCTTTTACTAAGATGATAGTCATTAAATGGGTAGTGTCACTCTTGGTGTTAGCAGTGCCCCCAACTGCGCGGGGTCCAATCTACGCTTATAAGCAGGTGCCGGCGCAGACTGCCTCGCCGGCCGGCAGCGTGTGGGACGCCCATTCCTATTTCTCCGCTGGCGCTGGTAACCACCTGTTGTCGGCGGCAACGGCGGCGACCAGCAACGTGCGCAACGTGGAGCTGCTTGCCGATCGGGTGGTCTTCTGGCTCGACCCCGCAACGTTCCCGCCGGACGTTTACGAGATTGAGGTCAAGTTGGGGCAGAGCGTTGACCCGTCGATTTTCACCGCCTCGACCTATGTGTTCGGCCCCAACATCAAGGACTTGTTCGGCTATTTCCTGTCCGGCGGTGTTGCCAGCGTCGCCATGCGCAAGGGCGACGTCCATGACCGCGCCATCGTCACCCGCGCCGCTAGCGTGTGGAACGAGAACCCGGTGGCGACCGCCCAAGACTTCGCCACCATTTCGGTAAGGGTCCACTCCCGTACCTTGGAACAGTTGTCCTGCCTGGCTTCCGGCTACGTGTTGGATTGGGACGGCTATGAGTGGGGCGATCTGGTCGCGACTTCTAACCCGGCTCCACACTTCCGCGATGTTCTGGCCGGTACTTTAGCTGCTGAGCCACTTCCCGCCGACATGATCGATGATGCCAACTTGTTGGAGTGGCGTACGCATTGTAACACTGAACTCTACACCTGTGACGCGGTGGTGGATGGGCGGTCCGGCGAGGATGTGCTGCGGATGATTGCGGCTTGCGGCTACGCCCGGCCGCGCATGTCGGAGACCTGGGGCGTGGTCGTGGACAAGGACCGCTCTGCGGAATCCCCGGTACAGATATTCACCCCGCGTAATACCAGTGGCTTCAGCTTTGCGCGAGCCTTTAATCCGCGCCCGACCGGCTTACGCGCCCGTTTCAACGATGCTGACGACGACTACCGCGAGAACGCGCTTATCGTGTTGGACCCCGACGCCGCCCCGGATGCGGCCACCAAGCTGGAGGAAATCCGCTATGACGGGTTGGTGCTTGAGGTAGACGTGGAGGCTCGCGCCTTGTTTGACCTGGCGCAGTTGTCCAAGCGCTTCGTATTCTACCAGGCTACCATCCCGGTGGAGGCTATGGTGTGTCAGCGTGGTGACCTGATCGGGTTCCAGCACGACGTAATTACTGAGCACGCCGGCTTTGCTAGGGTCAAGGATGTGGTCCTGAGCGGGGCCAATGTGGTGAGCCTGGCTTTGGACGGTACTATCCCGGTTAAGACCAAGCCTGGCCTGTTTGCTATTGCCAGCCTGTTCATTCAACCGGCGGTGTTCGACCTTGGGGCCAAGACTGGTATCTCCATCCGGCTGGCCAACCAGACCTCGATTATCAAGGAGGTCACGGCCGCCGATGAGGAGACCGATCACATCAACTTTGTCACGCCCTTTGCCGACCCCGGCAGTACCGTGCTCAGGCGGGACTGTCTGGTGACCGCCGGCCGGCTGGGCTTTGAGTATCATCGCCTACTGGTCCTGGATGTCGCGCCGCAGGCCGACCTAGCGGCCCAGGTCACCTTCGTACCGGAAGCCCCGGAGCTATGGAACTAACATGGTAGCGGCAATTCGCAGAACGCCAACGCAGGCCGGGGGTGGGTCAGATAACGGCGTGCTCTACACCGATGCCGTCAGCGTCGAGGTCGAGGCATTGTGGCGCTACGCCGGCTACCCGTTGACAGGCGTCGCGGGCACCAACGCCATTACCGCTGCCAGTGACACCGCCGTGGTGACCGCGATCACGGCCTATGCCACCGGGATGAAGCGGTCGCTGATCCCGGCCAACACCAACACCGGTGGCATGACTATCAATATCGACGGCGTCGGCGTTGTCAATTTGAAGGACGCAGACGGCGCAACGCTCGGGGCCGGTGATCTGGTGGCCTCCCGCATGTACGGGATTGAGTATGACGGTACCCAATGGCGGGTGGTGGCCGGCGGCCTGTCCGCAGCATCGCAAGCGTTCTCGGTGGCGCCGGACTTTATGTTGCGTGACGAGAAGGCACAGAATGTTGACGGCGGCACGGCCACGTCTGGCTCCTGGTTTACGCGTACCCTTAACACCGTGGTGCGCAACGTGTTGGCTGGGGCGTCTTTGAGCGCCAATGAGTTCACCCTACAGCCTGGCACCTACCGCGTTGTTGCATCGGCGCCGGCTACTGTCTCTACCTCGCACCAGACCCGGCTCTGGAACGTCACCGACGGCGTCATCGTCCCGAAGGGTGAGGGGACTAGCGAGGCTAACGCGGCTTCGATTATTCCGACCAGCTCGCATATTGACGTAGTGTTTACCATTACATCAGCCAAGGTGTTCCGCCTGGAACACCGGGTTGAGACTACCCGGGCAACCGACGGTCTGGGTCTGGCGGCAAATTTCACGACGGAGGTCTATTCCGTTGTCTCCGTTTGGAAGGTCGGCACTCTGGCCTCCGAGGTGGATGGGGTGGCTGGTGGGGCCATAACCTGGCCAGTATTGTTTTCTACTACCACCACTG